ACGCTTTCGCCTGACGCTGTACAACACCATGTAATACGAGGCCCTACGGGGCCTCTTTTCATTTAGTCGACGCTTTAAGAAGAAAGGCCCTGCCGTTTTTGGTGGGGCTGAAAAGCTGTACAACACAACACGATCCGATTTAATCGACACTTTAAGAAGAAAGGCCCCGGCGTTTTGCCCCGGGTTGTTTTTCTTGTACAACACGATCTTGTACAACCCAATCCGGACTACACAATGGACGCAGAACTGAACTTCGATTTTGGCACGGATGACCCGATGCCCCTGGACGTTGCTGCGGGCTTCATGGCCCTCGGCTACGACCTCAACTCCCTCGAGGGCCGCAACGCCTTCATCCCGCAAGACCCCTACTTCAACGACTGACCACACCTCATGAAAAACTTCACGACGCCGAAGGGCGCTGCAGGCTATTCCAACCTCGTCACGCCGGACACCAAGTTCGACGCCGAGGGCAAGTACAAGACGAGCATCACCATCCCGGCAGCGCAAGCCGAGTCCCTCATGGACCTGGCGCGTGAAGAAGCCAACGAACTGGCGGTGCTCGACAAGAAGACCAAGAAGGTCGTGATGCCGGAAGGTATCAAGATGCCGTTCGTCGAGAACGATGACGACACGGTCACGTTCACGTTCAAGAGCAAGAAGAAGCCGAAGCTCTTCGATGCGAAAGGGAATCCGATCCGCAACACGGAAGGCCTGCAGCGCATCGCTGGCTCGACCATCAAGGTCAAGGGTGCCTTCTCGAGCTACGAGGGCTTCGGTGGTGGCGTTACGGCCTACCTGAACGACGTCCAGATCATCAAGCTCGTCGAGGGCGGTGGTGGTGGCTTCGGTGACGAGTCGGAAGGCGACGATGACGGCTACGTGGCCGACAATTCGGAACCGGCGAACTTCAACGACAGCGACTCGAGCGACGAATCCGGCGAGCAGTCGGAAGGCCCGGTCGACTTCTGATGAAGATCCGTGCCCGAGCCGCAAAGGCCAACTGGTTCTCCAAGAAGAATCAGGTGGTCAAGGTGAAGGCGAAGCTGCGCAGTGGTCTGGAAGACAAGATCGCCGCGCAGTTGGACGAAGCCGGGGTCGAGTACACCTATGAGTCCCTCAAGGTCCCCTACTCGATCCCGCACAACTACAACCCCGACTTCATCCTGGCGAACGGGATCATCGTCGAGGGCAAGGGCCTCTTCGACTCGGCGGATCGCACCAAGCATCTGGCCGTGAAGAAGCAGCACCCGCATCTCGATGTCCGCTTCGTGTTCACCCGCAGTGCCTCCCCGCTGTACAAGGGATCCAAGTCGACTTACGCCACCTGGTGCGAGAAGAACGGATTCAAGTACGCCGACAAAACAATCCCCCCCGAATGGTTAGCAGAACCAAAGAGAGAGAGTAAATGAACCGCTTGAACCCCGACGATTTCGAAGAGCTGCTCGGCTTGGAGACAACAGAACTTAGTGCATTCGCCGATGTAGGCATACCGGAAGAGCGCCTTGCGGCTAAGGTAAGCATCGACGGTTTCTGGTTTGGCCGCGCTGACATCGACGAACTCATCACGTTCCTCACGAACGTCAAGGAGCAGTTGAAGTGACCCAAACCCAACGACTCCTGAAGCACCTCCGCACCGCTGGCTCGATCACGCAGCGCGAGGCAATCATGGACCACAGCATTCAGTCCCTCACCCGCCGCGTCACGGAACTGCGCGACCACGGTTACAACATCCACTCGAGCCTGCGCAAGCACCCGGTGACCGGCCAGCGTTACTGCCGGTACATCCTCGGGACTCCGGAGAAGCTGTGATGAAAGTCAAACACACCAAGAACGGCAACGTGAAAGCCACGATGCCCCTGGACACCGCGGTCGTCCTGCGGGGGATCCTGCTCGACACGTACAAGCCGGAAGTGCGCACCGCACTCAACCTGTCGGTCTTCGAAGCTCAGGTTCTCTGGGAACTCGAGGACGAACTCGAAGAAGCCGACATCCAGACACCCTGGAACCTCGACTGATGACGCTGAACCAGAAGTTCGTGCAGTACCTGCTGTCCTCCTACCTGTACTACGTGGAAGGCCGGAGCGTGCTCACGGACTCTGAGTTCGATGCGCTCTGCAAGGAACTGCTCGACCGGTGGGACGAAGTTGACCACCGCCACAAACACCTGACGTCTCCGGAGGACCTCGAGGCAGGCACAGGGTACGCCATCCAGTACCCCTCCATCGTAATCGGCGCAGCGCGGCACTGGTGGTATGCCAAGAACCCGCAGGCGCTGCAGCCCCGCAAAAAGAAGACCCGATGAACCACGAAGAATCCACACTGATCCGCAAGGGGCCGTGCGACGAGTGCGGCTCGAGCGATGCAAATGCTCTGTACTCCGATGGACACACCCACTGCTTTTCGTGTGGGCACTACGAGCGCGGGGACGGCGAAACAATCAACTTAGGACGGAAGAAAGTGTCAGAGAATCTCAACGAATACCGCGAGGCGGAAGTCACCGGTCTGTCGGCAAGGCAGATCAGCGAAGAGACGTGCCGCCTGTTCGGTGTACGTGTGGGCAAGCTCAACAGTGGCGCTACCGTCCACATGTACCCGTACTACAAGGACGGGCAAGTCGTGGCCTTCAAGGCACGCGGCAAGGACAAGGACTTCAAGTTCGTGGGGGACACTAAGCACCCCCCGATGTTTGGCCAGAATCTCTGGTCCAAGGGCAAGAAGCTGGTCTGCTGTGAAGGCGAGATCGACGCAATGTCCGTCTCGCAGGTACAAGGCAACAAGTGGCCGGTCGTTAGCGTTCCTAACGGTGCCAGTGGGGCCAAGCGGGACATCGCACGTCAGATGGACTTCTTCCAGCAGTTCGAAGAGATCATCCTGATGTTCGACATGGACGAACCGGGCCAGAAGGCAGCGAAGGAAGTTGCCGAGATGTTCGGACCAGGTGTGGCCAAGATCGCCACCCTGCCGATGAAGGACCCGAACGACTGCCTGAAGGCAGGACGGGCGCAGGACATCATCCAGGCGATCTGGAATGCGAAGCCCTGCAGGCCCGACGGTATCAAGTCGATCAGCGAAGTGGCTGCGGATGCGGCTGAGGACATCCCCGATGGTGCCCCGTGGTGGGACGACCGGCTCACGAAGCTGACCTATGGTCGCCGCGAGGGCGAGTGCTATGCGTTCGGCGCAGGCACGGGGATCGGCAAGACGGACTGGTTCACCCAGGGGATCGCATTCGACCTTCTGAAGCTGAAGCTGAACGTCGGCGTGATCTACCTCGAGCAGCCCATTAAAGAGACCGCCAGGCGGATCGCAGGCAAGGCAGTGGGTAAGGTGCTCCACGTACCCCGCAAGGCCACTGTGGAGGAACGTAGGGCCGCTCTCGAGGTTATCTCGGAGGGTGACCGCCTGCACCTCTATGACTCGTTCGGCGCTGCCGACTGGGAAGTGGTCAAGGCGAAGATCCGCTACATGGTCCACGGCCTCGGCTGCAAGTCGATCTACCTGGATCACCTGACGGCCCTCGCGGCCAACGTAGAGGACGAGCGGCGCGGCCTGGACCAGATCATGGCCGAGCTTGCGGCACTCGCACTCGAGCTGAAGATTTACCTCCACTTCATCTCCCACTTGACGCGGCCCAAGGACGGCCCGCCGCATGAGGAAGGTGGCCGTGTGAAGCAGACGCAGTTCCGTGGCTCCAACGCCATCGGGATGTGGTCGCACTTCATGTTCGGCCTGGAGCGCAACACGCAAGGCGAGGACGAGGAGAGTCGCATCACCACGTTCCGCGTCATCAAGGATCGCAACACCGGCCAGGCAACGGGTAAGACCCTGCCCCTGGGATACGACACCGCGACAGGTCTCCTCTTCGATACGGAGGCCTTCGCCCCCGAAGAAACCGCAGAGGAAGCATATGGCTTTTGAACAATTTTCCGTCGACGAACTAACCCACCTGTACGCAGACGAGTCCCTCGAGATCGTGAAGTACGTGGGCGACCCCGCGCTGTACCTGGTCCAGGACGAGTTCGATGGTGCAGACGTGGTCGAACTGAACAAGGCGCAGCAGCTTGCGCTGTACGTGATTCTCAAGAACCGTTTCGAGGCCTGACATGAAACCCCTGATCGCAGCACTCATGCTGGTCACCCTCCTCGGGGGGTGCAGCAGCCGGGATGGTCAGCCGTCGATGACGGGGCCGAACACCGTGCGCAACGATGGACAGCATGTGGCCTACGGGTCCACGGACGTGCGGCTGTTCGACATGGTGTCCCCCGAGGGCCACAAATGCACCGTGGCCGCAACCGATAACAACCAGGGCGGTGTCGCAATGCACTGCTGGAGCAACTGACATGAGCCGCTGGCAAGCAGCGTTCGACAAGTTCGACGCACACAACCCCGAGGTCTACGGCCTCTTCTGCAAGTTCACGCAGCAGGCGCAGGACGCCGGGTATCCGGTGGTCCCTGCTGACATGATCCTGCATCGCATTCGGTGGGAGAGCATGCTCGCGACGAAGACCGAGGACGACGAGCCGTACAAGCTGAACCAGAACTACGCGGCTTACTACGCTCGCAAGTTCATGGTCGACCACCCGCACCTCGGGAAGGTCTTCCGAACCCGCGTTCTGCGGAGCTAAACCTTTAACCTGAATACTTAGGAGTACCATGCGCATCACGTTTTTCGACATCGAGACCGATGGCTTCCTGGCCAATGTCACGAAGATTCACTGCCTCTCGATCAAGAACCCCGCCAACGGACGTGTGCGCAGGTTCACCGCAGTTGACATGGAAGAAGGCATCCGCCTCCTCATGAAGCTCGGAGAGGCGGGCAAGCTGGTCGGGCACAACATCATCCCTTTCGACATCCCCGTCATCCAGAAGCTGTACCCCTGGTTCACGGTCCCGCTCGAGAACGTCGTGGACACCCTGGTGCTCTCGCGGCTGTTCTTCAGCGACATGTTCAACCGCGATGGCGGCTACATCAAGGCGGGCAAGCTGCCCGGGAAGCTGATCGGGTCGCACAAGCTGGAGGCATGGGGCTACCGCCTCGGGTTGCAGAAGGGCGAATACAGCCACGACTTCAAGGACCAGTGGATCCGCGCCAACTATGAGACGGCGTACCTCGAGCACATCGAGTCGCTGACGTCTGCTGCCCTCAAGAAGTTCGACGAGGAGGCGCAGGAGAAGTGGATCGACGCCTGGGGCAAGCAGAACTACCCCGAGGGCCTCGAGTGGGCCGTGTACTGCCCCGAGATGGGCGACTACTGCGACCTGGACGTCGAGGTCACGGAGGCCCTGTACGAGCACCTGATGAAGCTGGAGTACTCCGACCTCGCAATCGAGATGGAGCACAAGGCCCGGTACTACTGCTCGATGATGGAGCGCAGCGGCTGGCCGTTCAACGTCGAGGCCGCAGTGGCCCTGTACGCGAAGCTGGCCCAGGAGCGTGACACCATTCGTGCTCGCATGATGGCGACCTTCCCTCCCCTGGTCATCGAGCGCTGGTCCGAGAAGACCGGCAAGCGCCTGCAGGACAAGGTGATCGAATTCAACCCCGCGAGCCGGGACCAGATCGCCCAACGCCTGAAGGCCAAGTACGGTTGGGAGCCGAAGGAGTTCACCGAGAGTGGTAAGGCCAAGGTCGACGAAGACATCCTGAAAAAGCTCCCCTACGAGGAAGCGCAGATCCTGGCGGATTACTTCCTGCTCGAGAAACGCGTCGGCCAGATCGCGGAAGGCGACCAGGCGTGGCTCAAGCTCGAGCGCAACGGACACATCCACGGGTCGATCAACACGAACGGCGCGGTGACCGGACGATGCACCCATGCGGCCCCTAACGTGGCCCAGGTGCCGTCGATTCGTGCCCTGCATGGTAAGGAGTGCCGCGCATTGTTCACGGTGCGCAAGGGCTTCAAGCAACTCGGTGCGGACTTGTCCGGTATCGAACTACGCTGCCTGGCGCACTTCATGGCCCGGTGGGACGGTGGGGCCTACGGGAAGATCATTCTCGAAGGCGACATCCACACCGAGAACCAGAACGCTGCAGGACTGCCGACCCGCGACAACGCGAAGACGTTTATTTACGCATTCCTATATGGTGCTGGCGACGAGAAGATCGGCTCCATCATCGGCAAGGGGCGTGCGGCTGGTAAGCGCCTGAAGGAGCAGTTCCTGAAGTCCCTCCCGGCCCTTGGGAAACTCAAGGACGCCGTGGAAAAGAAGGCCAAGTCCGAAGGCTACATCTTGGGCCTGGACGGTCGACGCCTGACGATCCGCTCCGCACACGCTGCGCTCAACACCCTCCTGCAGGGCGCTGGTGCGGCTATCGCGAAGCGTTGGGTCATCGAGGTCTTCGAGGAAGCCGAACGCCGTGGCTTGCGCTACGGGTGGGACGGTGACTGGACCCTCATGGGCTTCATCCACGATGAAATGCAGTTCGCAGTCCGCGAGGGCCTCGAGCAGCAGTTCGGAGAGATGGTCGTCGAGTGCGCAGCGCGTGCTGGCGAGTTCTTTAAATTTAGGTGTCCTGTCGGTGCCGAATTCAAGATCGGCAAGGACTGGGCGGAGTGCCACTGATGGGACAGACAGATCTTATGCACGTCCTTCGGGAGTGTCGCAACGCACCGGTGTACGTCAAGGGCAACTTCGCCCGGGCGTCCGCCATCGACATCGCCATGGCCGCAAGCCTTGGCTTCATTTCAACGATGGTCGAGTGGGGGGAGTTCACCAACCGGTGGCACCTCACGACCAAGGGCCTCGAGGTCCTCAACGCCGAGTCCAAGAGTCGGCAGAACCCCAAAAAGCGAGAGAGAAAATGAGCGACGCAATTCAATTCAAAGTTGGTGACAAGGTCCGCCTGAAGACCGTCAATGCAGACAATCACCCCGAGGCGTTCCGTGGGGTCATGACGGTCGACAGTCTCAGCCCTGCCCTCGATGGGCGCGTGGGTGTGCAAGGAAAGGGCCGCGTCGGTGCGTTCTTTCCGGCTGAACTGGAGCGTGCAGAGTTCCGCGTGGGTGACCGCGTGATTGCCCCGGAATACCAAGGCAATGGACGCACCTTTGACGGCACGCTGACCGTGGACCAGGTGTGGGAAGACGGTGACCTCACCTGTGCTGGTGCCGAGGGAATCTTCGGCGTCTTCGCGCCGCACGAACTGCAGTACGCCCCTGAAGAGATCGAAGAAGCCCAGGAAGTCCAAGCGGTCGAGCAGGAACCCGAGGCACGCCCGGTGACCTACCGAATCTGCGTGGACAACAAGATCGGCACCACGGAGTACCCGAGCGTGGCCGCAGCCGAACAGGCAGCGATCCTGCATGGCAAGGACGGCGAGACGTTCTCCATCTGGGAGACGGTGATGGTTGCCGACT